TCAGGTTCTTTATATCCATTTGCTTTTATTCTATTAATACTATCTACTGCAAATTTCGGGGCTCCATATACATAATAAACAGATACTTGATAATCATTATGTTTCAATAATTTTGCTATTTCATAATTCTCTCCGTGTGGTATAACATAACCGCAATATTTTTTTATTTCCCCTTTATGATTAGGGCAATAAGAATTCGCTTGAATATCACAAGGGCGTTTATTAATTACACGAACTAAATTGTTTTTAGCATCTGTTAGTTTTTTCCATTCTTTAGATTTTTGATTTTCTTGAGAACCATATCCAATACTAAGGAAATCCTTAACACATTCTTCATAAAAACCGCAAGGCGACCAACTACCATACATCTTTACGAGGGCTTCAGCCCCTCGAGCACCCTTGGCAGGTCTATTATATTTTTGTAAATCCTGTTTTGTATCCTGCGTATCTATCTCTGATATGTGGCAAACTTGCAATCCCATACGTTCGCTCGCTAAATGAAAATTTTCATTTTTAATATCCTTTAAACTTTCTTCATCATTATATTTTGTAGCCACATCTTCCAGTAATTGTTTAACAAAATTATTAACTAATCCGGGATTTGCTCCATTATCTACTAATACTGAAGGATTAAAACGTGATGTAGTATTTTCAAATTTTTTCTTAGCCTTATTATGCCGGAAAAATAGAACTGATTCTTTCAATTGTTTTTCATCTTCTATATCACGTTCTTTCGCGTCTTTATCTGCATATCCTTCTAAACTAGTATTGATATAATTACATCCGTATTTTTTTACTAATTCTATAGGTGGGTCTACATTTATAGATACATCTATGACAAATGGTCTAGATTTCAATAATGGTTCTAGAATCGAATTAACATTTTCCTTTGTTAGTGCTTTCATAATATGCATATCAGGTTTAATCCATTCAGGTAATTTTTTCGGTTCAATAATTACAAGTTTATTAACATTTATATTTTCTAGAAATAATAATTCTAAAACTGCCTTACCAACACCACCGCACCCAATCAATAGCAAATTTAAACCCTCTTCCATTACGCAAACTATATATTGATATATACCAAGAAATTTATTCCTCTATATTATCATCAGTATTTAATACATCAAACCCTTTACCCTTCAATAATATATTGAATCGTGTTCCCAATTTTGTAATTCCTGACATAATTCCCTTTTGTGCTGAACTTAATTGTTGCTCTAGTTGCCCTATTGGTTGTAGTATAAAATCCTTTAATTGCGGATTGATATTAATCCAATTATTAGCCAACATAACACCATAGATGAAATTTTGACAGTTATTCTTCAATGGGTCATAATTCCAGTATCTATCATTACCCATTTGTGCTTGTGTTTTATCTAACATCTGTTTAAATGTCACTCTGGATTGTCCGTTTTCTATATTAACATCTAATTTATATTGTCCTTGTGGTAATGACGCAGGATTAACCTTATCTAGATTAATAACTTCATTCTTTTCGAATTTAACTGATTCACCATTTGCAAGTATTGCCACAGCGTATAAATGAAACATATCATCATAGTTATTTTTCTTTTTAAAATCCTGAAATTTGCCTAATGTAATCGCATTTACTGCCTTATTAAGATTTTTATCTAATGGAACACGATAAACACAAATACCATTAACTATTTGATTACCTATTTCAGCCATTAATTTTCTGTCATTTGGTTGATAGTCATAACGCTTACCACTAACAAAACCAGATAAACGACCAGGGATAGATTTCAAAAAATCCATTATCCCTCCACCTTCAATACAATCCTGGCATTGCTCCCCATTATTACATTCAGAACATACTCCATTATTATCATTACATTTGGAACACATTCCAGCCTCACATTTTGGGCATACTGAGCCTGCTTTCTCTTCACCTTCTGCACGTAATCCACCGCCCTTGCCATAGTTAGCATAAATTGCACGTAGTTGCTTCTTTGCCATTTCCTTAGTTAATGGCTCCATTGAATGGCGATGACCAGTTTCTGTGTTGATAACGTAATACAAATCGAGGGCTTCAGCCCCTCGCGCACCCTTGCTTCTAACCTTTTTTATTTTATAAGGCATATTATACAATCTTAATATATTATAACATAATAATTCAAAAACATTTTATCACGAATAAAAATATTATTGTATTATAGTAGTAATAGAAATTAGATAGTTTTGCGCTCGGGATTTCTTAAATCCTGAAAATGTTGTCATTTCGCAGAGGAACGCCAATTGCTGAGATTCAAAAAGGCAATAAAGTAGTAAAAACAGTTTATGTGACTGATATTGATAATGAGAAAAGCGATATAGATTCTCCTGTAAGAGACCAGGTTTTGCCTAAATCATTCTACACAAATTTAAGAAATATAAATGCTGTTAATATGATATTATTGAAGAAGGCAATAAGAGAATCAAAGCCGGATATAATGCCAAGGAATGCTAATATGCACGAAGCATATAAACAAGCACAATTATTATTAGAGGATTTATTACGTAAGTATATTCAGATACCAAAAGAGCAGGGAACCGTGCAACCTATACCGATTGCTGAGTCTTTCCGCTTCGCTATATTCGGTCCGAGTGGTGTTGGTAAATCTACGTTCTTAGGTCGGTTAATGATGGAGTATAAGAAAAAATATAAAAAGAATGATATATTTGTTGTTTCTGCACTTACAGAAGATGAAGCATTTGAAAAGGCAAAGCCTATATACGTTAAATTAGATGAATCTGTTATAACAGACCCTATGAGTATTAAAGAATTTAAAAATAGTATGGTTTGCTTTGATGATATTGAAAGTATTACAAATAAAGCATTGAAAGAAGCCGTGTTTAGATTTCGTGATGAATGCCTACAAGTAGGAAGACACGAAAATATAGCCACAGTATGTATAGCCCACGGAATTCTTATGGGTGCAGAGAGTAAAGTATTACTTAATGAAAGTGATGAAGTATGCGTTTTCCCAAGAAGTAATTTTTCAGCAATAACAAATCTTGTTAAGCGATATTATGGATTTGGTCGCGACGATGTTAATTACCTTAAGGAATTAGGGCAACGAAGTCGATGGGCTGTTGTTAAACGTTCTTTCCCTAGTTGTATTATTGGCGAACAAGAAGTTAAAGTTCTATAAATCCTTCCAATTTATACGTTTCCCCTTTTTCTTTATCTCTATTGCTTTTTCTATTTGTCTTTTTGTTAAATCATCTGCTAGCGGTAATGGTGTTTTGCCTACTTTCTTTTTAGGTCTGCAAACTGTAGGTTCTGTTTGCCCTGGATATTTTTTACCACACGGAATATATATACCCATATCTTTCAAGGCGTTAAGATTCACCCAGTTCTGTTTAGTCCATCTCAATAATACACCTTTATTATCTTTATTTGTTGGTTTTGATAATCCTAAGGATGCTAATTGCATCGAGCGATAAGCACTTGGTTTAGCGTTTGCCATTTTATTATATTATACTTAGATATTTGTTTGCGCGCGGAAAAGCCAAAGGCTTTAGGGATTAAATCAACAAAGTTGATTTTCGGGATTTTCTAAATCCTGCTTAGAATTTTTTAATTATCTTAACACCAAATTTTTCATTTACATCCTTAATACTTTTATTGAGTGTTTTCTGATTCCATAATAAGAATTTACTTAACGCACCGGGCGTATATATGTTCGTATAATCTTCTCCCATTCCTCGATGTCTTTTAAGGTATCGGGCTTTGGCTTCATCGTCTTTTGTAATTCTGTAATCATTTGCACCAGCCTGACCGAAATAGGTTCTTTTTTCTCGTCCAGTTTTCGGATTAATATATTGGATATAGAATTTCTTAGTAGGTTTATCAGATTCATATAAATAGATTTTATCTTTCATTCGAAGAAACCAAGGTTTCCCCGTGCCCCTTCCTTTATTAGTGTATTATATTATACTTAGATATATTTTTGCGTTCGGGATTTTTCTAAAATCCTGATTTACTTAGAAAAAATTTGAAGTATATCCTGCTCTTCTTTTTCATCTTCCTTCAAAGAAATAAATGTCAGGCAAGTAATAAGCCAATCAGGACTCTCTTTTTGCCCCATTAATAATTTTGCGTATTCATCCATATATAAATAATGAAATCTGCATCGAATACTAGCAAATCTCCCACATTGATTATATCCAGTTTTTAATTTTTGAAATCTAAATGTATTATACACGATTTTATAACCATCTTTCTGTGCTTGTAAATATAGTTTATTGAGTAATTTTTCCTTAACATATGGATTAGTTGAATAGCCTATTTCCTGTGTTGCATCTAATCCGTAAGAATCACTATGTTCTATTGTATTAATTTTTGGATGATATAATATAGCAACCCAATGCCCGTTATTATCATCCATTTCAGTAGGAAATAACAATATACATTGATTAGTATTTCCAATAACATCCAAAATATTAGTGGCATTTAATAAATCCTTATATAAAACTATTTTTGCTTTTCCGCGTGTAATATATGATACATCATTGCCTGATAGGTCATTTGCATATACTGATTTAATTACTTTATCCATCGAAGAAACCAAGGTTTCCCCGAAAATTAACTTTGTTAATTTAATCCCTAAAGCCTTTGGCTTTTCCGTGCCCCTTCCTTTGTTATATATATTATATTATACTTAGATAATTGTTTGTAAATCCAGAAAAATATATCTCTATTATATAATAATCTTATAATTAATTAGTTCGCTATGTCGGTTTCCTTGGTAAATGCTCTACCACTGCAAAATGTGAGTGATGGCTTTATATTAATAGGTGAATATGATAATATAGTTGATTTTTGCGAGATTGATGTATCTGTTAATGCAGAGGGAAATTACTCTATTCAATTTGATTTTTCAGTTGATAAAATAACAACAATATCATCATCTACTCAAACATTCACCTATGGCGCAGAACCATTTTTTAATTACAAACTAACCCCTCAATGTAAATATTTCAAATTAACATTAACAGCAACAACAAATATAGATAATTTAACGGTTCAAACTATATATAAATCTAATGTATCATATAAACCTGGAGGGACTGGTGCAGATGTAAATATCACTAATGCATTTTTGCCTGTTTCTCAATATGGTGAATGGAACGTCAATACACAATTAACTAAATTTTCTACGCCAATTTGGGATAATGCAGTAGTTGGTGCCGGTGATGTTTCAACAAATTACGCTAATGCAAAAATAACTAATAATCAATCAGTAAGTATTTATGGTCATTCGAGTAATGCTACAATATTGACTATTCTTGTAAGTTCTGGAGATAATAATTTTTATTATACTCAATACACTTATAATATTCTAGAAGATAGTGATTTTGGATTTGCTTTAACATTACCATTTAAATATTTAAAATTGGCTTCTAGTGAGGCAACAACCATAACTGCTAGTGTTTGTTGGTGTTAAATTTTTGCACAGCATTTAAATACATTTTTTTATTTTTTAAATCACTATGTTCTAATTTTATTAATATACTTTCTCTAGATTGTAAAAAATAATCATTGGTATATCTATATGTTTGATTGGTAGCCAATATTGCAAGTCTATTAATTCTAGAAACATAGTTATTAATTGTTCTTTCTTTTAATTTATTATCCTTTGCAAATATTAATTTTAAATATTGCATTGAATATTCACAATTTTCATAAAAAACTAAAGAATCACCAAATTTTATATGCATAACCCTTTTTTAAAATTTTATTCTTATTATATTGTAATATATAAATAAAATGTCTTTTAACGGTTTTTACGGAATTTCTGATAGAACAGATGGGCTTTATTTGGGGCAAGTATCTATTATTGGAGGTGGTGCAACTGGTGCTACTGGTGCTAACGGCGCTACTGGCTCGACTGGTGCTACTGGCGCTACAGGTGCTACAGGTGCTACTGGTGCTGATGGAATGACCGGGGCTACTGGTGCAACTGGTGCAACTGGCATGACAGGTGATATAGGTGCTACTGGTTATACTGGTTATACTGGTTATACTGGTTATACTGGTATGACAGGTGATATTGGTATGACTGGTGCAACTGGTATGACCGGGGCTACTGGTGCTGATGGTATGACCGGGGCTACTGGTGCTACTGGTGATATTGGTATGACTGGGGCTACTGGTGCTACTGGTGCCACTGGTTCATTTCAATTTAATATTACAGATAAATATGTTTTATTAAGTAATGGAACAGGCGCCACAGGTGCCAGCGATTTTACACACAATGCAAATAAAGGAGTAATTACAGTAGGCGAAAATTTATCATACACATCAGCAAGTCTTATAGGTATTGAATGTGGTTTTAATGATGCTACATATTGTAGCGGAATAATAGTTCAAAATAAAAATGCAGATGATGGTGCCAGCGCGCATATTCTAGTTCAAAATGATTTAGGGGATGATTATTCATATTATGCCGACTTTGGCATCAATTCTAGTGGAAGCACTATTGCTTATGGGCAATTTGCAACTATGCCAAATGGTGTTAGTCTTTCTAGCCAATCTAGTAATTTAATATTTACGCCTAATGCAGGAGGACAAGGAGACCCGGCACAAGTATCTAATATTTTCTTAACATATAATAACGGTGCAAAGGCACATTTTATAGATGATTATGGACGGTTAAATATCAACGCAAATAATCCTTCATATGATGGCGGTTCTTATGGCGGAGACAATGGTGGAGTAGGCAATGTCTTACAGAGCAACGGAATACAGGGGTTGACGTGGGCGCCCGCTGGAGGCTTCTCAGCGTATAGAAATATAGATTTTTATAATAACGTTCAAACAGAAAAAAAGAATCTGATAACAATAAATTTATTTGAAAAATTAAACCAAAATAACATAATACCACAATTGAGAACGCTATTCAAATGTATATTCAATTTCAGTATTTCAAATGCAAGCCCGAATATTACTTTTGATTTAATACAAATAGACGGAGTAAATGAAAATCTTTTACAATCATTTGTACAATCCTTTTCTAGAAACGGGCATCATTCATACCCTATTAACTTTAATTGGGTTGTAGACCCTGATTTATATATATTATCATTCAAAATACAGGCTACCGTATCTGCTGGCACTATTTCAACTGATATAAGTGATTATGTTAGTGTGGAAGTATTGCAATTGCAAAATACTGCTTAGGGTAATAATTCATTTTCGCTATCACTATCACCCTTATCCCCTTTTTTCTTTCGGCGTCGATAATCCCGAATGGTATATACTTCCATAGACCAAGCAAGGCAAGACAAGCCAAAATATCCGCATTCCACTTCTTTATCCAAATCCAATTTGATTTCATTGAGACGTTTAATAACACTATCAATATATTCTTCTAATTGTTTTGCTTTTTCCATTTTTAAAATCTCTATATTATAATAATAAATAAATATGCCTTGGGGATACCATGTTTCAATTGATGCCAAAGGATGCAACGAAAACGTAGCAGACCCGCACTTTATAAAGATATTCGGCGAAGTATTAATTAAAGCAGTCAAAATGGAAAAGCACGGAGAATGCCAACTAGAATACTTTGGAAAAGACCATTTAAAGGGTTGGACGTATTCACAACTCATAACGACTAGCAATTGTTGTTGTCATTTCTGCGATAATCGGGAAATGTATTTTGATTTATTTAGTTGTAAAGAAATTGATGTTGCTATTGTCAAAGGTCTAATTACTGATTTCTTTAGCCCTACTACTATGGAAACTAGATTCTGGGAAAGAGGATAAAATTGCGTTTTAATCTGTGTGATAAAAATATATATATATAATAACAAATACAATGCCTTTACAGAATGGGAAAATTTACAAAATTACAAGTAGTATGACAGATAAAATTTATATTGGTTCAACTTGTCATTCATTAGAAACGAGATTTTCCTGTCATAAATCAAGTTATAAATTATTCTTAAATGGGGGGTGTTATAAAAATACTAGTTATGAACTAATTAAACTAGGTGATGCAATAATTACATTAATTGAAGAAATCCAATATGAGACAAGAAAACAATTATATCAAAGAGAACGATATCATATAGAGTTAAATAAAGATATATGCATTAATAAATATATACCATCTAGAACTAATAAAGAATATCAAAAAGAATATTATCAAGCATATAAAACTAAAATTAATCAATATAATCAACAACGATATTATGATAATAGAGAAAAGATACTAGAACAAGCCAAACAAAAATATATGAAATCCAGAAATCAAATAATAAATAGCGATTAAATTTTGTAATAAATATATATATATAATATAATATACAATATGCAAATACATTCTATAGAATTATTTCTACCATTTTTCCCCGACCCCTTAGAAAATACAGCATATTTACAATCACTATTTGATGAATACGCTATAAATTTAAAGATTAAAGAAATTAAATATAATGCCGGGGCAAAGCGAGATAAAATAATATATATTTATAATGATACATATATGGGCGAAATAATACCCGTTGGAATTGCTAGAGGTGTTCTAGTAAATTACTTCATAAATTAGTTTCTTGAGATTTTGCTGTTATTTGTGGTGTATTATGCGGTGTTGTTGGTTGTGATATTACTATTTGTGGTTGTAATTCATTTGGACTGTATGTATCTAATTTAAAACCACCACAGCACTCAGAATGCTTCAAATGCGTAAATATTGCTATTAAAACTGCAACAATGCCAGATGATAATCCAGCAATGGCAAGGCTATCCATTTTCAAATATATTATAATGTATATATATAATTAATTGATTTAAAACTGAAATTTAAATATATATATATACTAAAGACAAATTTAGAATTCTACTAAAATGGAAAATACTCAAGTGAATACAGATAAACAATATAAGACACCTATTTATACAAGAAAAGCATCAAAGGCTTATATTGATAGATTAAAAGATAAAGATATAGAAGCATTTAACAAGCGAAACGCCGAATATATGCAAAAACGAATAAATAAAATTAAAGAAGAAGGGAAATATGAAGAATTTAAACAAGATAAGAAGGAATATATGAAGAGATATAGAGAAAAAGCCAAGCAAAAACAAAATGCTGAACGCAAAATAATTAATTAAATTTATTTTTCTAGATATTGCATCTATCGTGATTATTAAACAATCGCTCAATTTTTACATTTTTTAATTCCTTTTTTAAATAAATTAATTAATTATAATTTAAATATATAAAATAATTTTCTATTTAAAGAATAAATATATAACTAAATTACAACTAGCAAATTTAAATTACGATTTTAAAAAATTACTATAATTTAAAATGGCTAATAGACTAAATAATATTTCTAATGAAGAGCAATCCATCCTAAATTCGCTACGACCTGTTGCTAAGACTCTACCTAAGATACCTAAGGTTCCCAAGTTCTATCAAATGCCGAGCAATATTGATATGAATAGAACAGCAAGAAATTCAACTATATTTAATCCCATAACAGGTAACTATTTAGATAATTACTCAAGCACACGCAAGCGAATTAAGGAAGCGATTAACAAGTCTAATGAATCTATTGCTTTGCTTACCCAACAGCGTAATGAAATTATTAGACAACGTAATAAGATTTATAGAGAGAACTATGTAGCCGAGCATCTAACTGGTTCTAGAATCGGGGACATGTTTAGCAACTTTATGTATATCGAACTATTTACTACAGGAATTACAACTACACAAGAGTTTTATAACTTTGTTAAGACTCAAATCGATAATGTTAATTCTAATTTCTGGGTTATGCAATCAGTTCAGTTACACTGGACAGCACCACGTAATCGTGCTATATGGCGTAGTATTGATGGTTCCAATTTCGATAATTATCAAAACTTTATTTCTCGTTATAATGATATTGTTTCAGGTGCTTCTGGTGATGTAGGTAGCGACCCTATAGATACTAATGAATACAATGCTGATTTTAGCAAGATTGTAATATACTTTTCACGCTTACGTGCTGTTCAATCAGAAGCGATTAAAAATGTTTTTAAGGTATTAGATGTAAATAATGGCGGTAAGAAGGATGAATGTTTTATGAATTGTCTGGAACATATGGATATTCCTTCAGGTTCAGGTTTAGTAATTAATACATATGAAGCAATGATAAAATTTATACAAGATAATAAACTCAAGGTAAAAGTCATTTCTAATATTATTCGCAAAATAGATATGGATAGTATTAAGAAGAATAACCAATCATTTAGTGCTAGAATTGGTAAGAATTATACTTGTTTATATCCGATTAACCAATCACAGTTTAAAATCACAACATTATTCTGTAGTGAAGAAACATATAATTATACCTTACTATATTGTCCTGTTGATAAACACGTTGATATTATACCTAATAATGTTATTGAAATAGTGGATGATTTATGTATTAGTTCAACTGGTCAGTTATTTAAGAAGATTGAAGATAAATACACTTTACTATATGATGCTAAAATTGTTTATAAATTTGATACAGAACACGCAAAGCAAGAAATGGATTTAACATATGTTTTTTTCGATTATGAAACCGTTGTTGATTGGGATTGCAGTAATTGTATGGAACCGTATAGTCTTTCTTGGTTTTATATGTCTCATAGGGAAATGGAAACCTTAGCAGGATGTGAAACTAAACCTGAAAATGAAACAACAGAAGGGAAACAACAACGAGAATTTATGCAGGGGGTTGTTCGTGAGACTATAGAAGAACAAACTTTAAGAAACCCAGAAAGAATTTTTAATTATGTTGGATTTGATTGTAATAAGAAGTTTATAGAATGGATTATTGAATTTCAGAAAAACAGACTTTTAAAATTCGTATCATTTAATGGTGCTAATTTCGACAACTTTATTCTATTTCGTGGAATTGTAGAATATAAAATGCAAAATAATAATAATAACGCCATTCATTTCAACGCTAATGATGTTCAATATAATGGTAATCAATTACTTAATTTTAAATTTAACGGAAGACATTCAATGTATGATATACACAAGCACTTAGTAGGTAGTTTGAAAGATAATTGTAATGGCTTTAAAGTTCCTGCAGAATTTTCTAAACAGGAAATAGACCATAATGAAATACAGATGAAATATAATAAATGTATTGATGATGCTATTGAAGATTCTTCTATTACTGATATGCAAAAACGCGTTATAGGTAAGGAAAAATTTATTTCTATGATGAGAGAAAGCGAAAAATTAGAAAGTTATAATAACAATGATGTGTTAAGTTTAGCAGTTCTATTTTATAAATATTACAACTCCTTAGTAAGTATTAAAGGTTATGACTTTCTTCACAAAGAAGAATTTACTAAATATACTACAATAGGTTCTATCATAAAGAAACGAATGGATTTACATATTATTGAAAAGAAAATGAATCTACCTAAGTTAGATATTAATCAATATGAGGATTTACAGAAATATAAAATCGCAGGACGATGTGATACATTTAACGGCACAATTGAACTATTTGAAAAAATAGCAAGTTTAGATGTATGTAGTTTATACCCTTTCGTAATGGCAGTATTTAATTGTTATTATCCGTGCGGAGATATTAAAAATGCTGATAAATATTATAAACCTAGTGAAAAATTAGGTTTCTGGTATTGTGATATTGACCAACGGGCATTAAAAGCCAATAATCTACCTAATATATACGCAGAGAAAACAGGAACAGAAAACTTATGGGGAAGTGAGGCTATATTAGAGAATTATTTAATTAGTAATATTACAATTGAATTACTTAAGAAATATGAAAATATTGGTGTTGTATGTAATATTAAAAATTCAATTACAGTTATTGGAGAAGATAGAAAAGAAACAACACGAAATAGTTTTTATTTTACTGAGAAAATTAAATCCACTGAAATGTTTGAATTTATTGCTGAACTAATGAAAGCCAAGAATGACCAAGATTTATTAGACTCGGTAGATGATGATAAATACAACCCCGCACTACGCTCCACTCTTAAGTTATTAATGAATTCCTTATCTGGTAAAGTTATTCAAGGATTGTTTAATAATAAAGTATGTTTAATTGATAAACTTGATGATTATGAAAAAATTAAGGCTAAATATGATATTAACACAATCAACCATATTGGAGATAAAATTTTTGTAAGTTATACAATGGAAAATCAAGAATTGATTAAAAGACAATCCCCAATTTACTTAGGCTGTTTTATTTATGAACACGCTAGAACATATATGTATGAGAAAATGCTTGCACCTGTTGGGCTGAAAGCGTGTTTATATATGGATACGGATGCACTTAAATTTAGAGATACGGATATGAAAATCTGGTATGAACAATATGGCAAGGAACCAGTCCCACATTGGGAAGAAATAGAAAAGTATGATATAAGATATAAAGAGAATCACCCACTACACAGCCCTAATAGCAAAGTATTCGGAAGTTTTGAAAATGAACTCAAAGATAATAACCTATTCATTCTATTACAGAAAAAATTCTGGTTAGTTGCCAATATTATAGATGGTGAAGTATTATACATTAAAACGCGTTATAAAGGCGTTAATCCGAAAAGTTTATTACTTAATGGTGATGAGGAATTTGTTATCATTAAAAACAATAAATATAAGATGGTAGATGGTAAGAAGATTAAGATTCGTAAAGATGATGAAGAAGAAGACGAGGAAGATATTATTACTGAAAAGACTGCCGAGATTAAAGAAGATTATACTGACTTACAAGTCTTTAACTGGTGCAATACTAATGGAAGCAATAAAGAAATTGGTAGCGACTATGAAATTAAAAAAGGAAAGGCAAAGGGTGCTATCAAAAATCAGATAAAGTTCTTTCAAAATATTTATCATAATGGAGAGGCTTTTGTCCTATGTAATAACTTAAGACGAGTGGTTAAAAATTCACAGCGAAATGTAAGTATTGAAGATAAGGAAAGATTTAATAATCTTAATAATACTATTCAATTAAAATTTTTAGTTAAGAAAATCAAACTCAATTAAACACAGACACAGGAAGCCACACCCGAACTTTTGGACGGGTGGGGGTGTGGCTTCGCGAAATCGAGAAAAATTTTTGGAAATCGAGAAAATTTTTGGAATTTTAGAAATTTTATTTTTTTGGAAATCGGGGAAATTTTATTTTTTGCATTTTTGGAATTTTTGGAAAT